CAGGTAAGCGCGATGTCTTTATTGATAGTGGTATCAATGTTGAGTGCGGTTGCGCCGGAAGTCGCCATGTCTGATAAAAACGTCCCAAGAGAGTTTTGGGTATGATTACCAACGTGCAGCATTGCCGTGGCCCTTCCCGTTAAGGCGTTACCAAGTGCAGTAATCGTGACGCGAGCATTAAGTTCCCAATCCTTATTGTTCTGGGCAGTGCTGGTGCTGACGATTGTGGGGGTAGCTATGAGTTGAACCCCAGCAGTTCCGCCCCATCGGATTCGTGGCGTGAAGGTGGGCGCAGCAGTGGGATTGTCGATGTTGCCCCAGGCGAAGATCCGAAAGGTCGTGCCAACCTTCACCGTGTTTGCTGGAACGGTATAAACAATGTGGATGGTTTCGCTTGCACTTGTTTGATCGACGGTGGATGCGAGGGTGGCAACCCCGCCAATCTTGTTGTCGTTGACGTAGAAGCCACCACTGACGTTGATCGAGCCAGCCCCTTTATCGACTACCGTCCCCAACATCAGCCCCAGGCCGAGTCGCATCCGCTCAGTGGCTAGTGCAGTTCCGTCATTGGAAAAGATGATGTAATTCTTGCCTGAGATCAGGAGGCGACCAATGGAAGACGTTAAGGAAGCGTCCGTGTTCTGGATCAATCCTGTCGTGGGGTAAGACCCTTCGTAATACCGGAGTGTCGCTCCTGGATCTCCGGTAAAGCCCGACAGCATAACGCTGGCAGTCGCGCCGCTGGATAAGGCGGGGTTCTGAACCTTCAACGCCGTGTCGCCAGCGACGATGCCTTTGGCCACGGTAACTGTGCTGTCAGCGTTGCGAGCAATCAGCAGGGTGGAGGGGACAGCGTTGCCACTATTGTCGCCTACCAGGACATCGAGTGTAACAGGGATGCTACCCACTGGTGGTGCAGCCCAGGTGTTATCCCCGCGCCAGTAATGCGAGGCATCTGCTCCCGCGCCATTCGCCATCTGCGCGATGGCGATGTTACCAATGATGTCGCTGAAGTTGAGCGGACCGTAGTTGATCCAGCTTCCACCGCTGAACATGAGCAACTGCCCATCCAGAGGAGTCCCGATTAGAACGTCACTCAGGGTAGCCAGTTCGCCCCCTGGGACTGCCAAGTTCTGCCATTTCACCAGACCACCGTTGAAGATGAGTGCCTGTCCGTCCGCAGGGGAACTAAGCTGAACGTCGTTCAAGCGTGAAAGGAATGTGACTGGTGGGCGCGCACTCATTGGATGGTAAGCTTGGCTACAAACCTGACGTTATAGGTCAGGATGGGCGTTTCGGACACCAGCAGGTAAGGGACTTCATCCAACTCGATCCGATTGATGCGCTGGTCACTGGGCGACCACAGGTGCAAGCGGCGCATGACAAATTGCAGGAGATCCAGTGACGACACCTTCGTTCCGGCGTTGCCACGGTTGACCGTCACGTTTTCCTGGATCTGCACTTCAATAGGACAGCGGAAGGAGATCGGGTAACAACCCATGCTAAACAGTTTGCCCCCGCCAGGAGTCACAACAATCCCGATGATCCCCACGCTCCCAACGGTGCGGCCAATGATGTTGGCGAAGTCGCCGATGTCTTCCGTGATCCATTTGATCTCTCCCTCTGCCGGAACCAGCGAAGGCACTGCCGTATCGGTGGCGGTCAGACGCCCGATCACATCTTGCTGGAGTTTGGAAAGCGCGTTCACTTGTTGCCTAGTAGCGTGTCCACCGTTTCACTCACTTCATCTGTGACTGCATCGGAAAGAAACTTGGAGTATTTTGTTATCCCGTAGCGAACGGGAGAGCGTTCAGGGATCGTCACCTTTTTCGCCCTGATCCATTTGCCTTCGACCTGGAATGATAAAAACTTTTTGTTCCTGGGATAAATCGTCGCTCCGTACTCATGGACTCCAGCGTAGAGGACTGGGTTCTCTATCTCCACGGTGACTTCGCTCCCATGAACGACAGCAGGATTGGCGCGAAGCGCGCCACGTAGCTGTCCAGTGCGCTCCCCCAGACGGTGTTCGGAGGGTGGAAAGGGACCGTGGCCGCTCAACTGATTGAGTTGGATGTTTCCAACGAGTAACTGCATCCCGAAGTCCAGGCCGCGCTTGATCGCCCTGGGAACCTCTGGCGACATACGAGCCAAGTCCCGCATGACGGTATCGCCTGGGGCTGGGAAGGTCATCTGTAGCTGGATCATTGGACGCTGAATTGCTCCTCGGTTGCGGCGATAGAAATGCAGGTGCAGTTGATAACGTCTTCGGGTGAACCGTTCTCGTCGTGGGGGTACATGAGCGGCGGATCTCCGACAGGGAATGGATCGTCAATCGGCACAACCAGCCCGTCGATGGCAAGGTGGTCTGGGCGCGGGACTCTGGGCTGACCGTGAATCCAACGCTTGTAGGAGATGCCAGCGGCGCGGGAAGCCTTGTCGTTGGCGAAGCTGTAAGCGGCAGCAGTCTCGCTGTCGGCAATGAGCGTGGCTTGTTCCTGCTCGATGTCGTCAAATGTAGCCGTGATCCGCGCAGAGATCTCCGCGATGGATTCCCCCGCCAGCAGTCCTTCTGAAATTTGTTCGCGCACCTTCTGTGCAATGTTGTCCGCGATCCCAGAGAGCGCGTCCTGCCTACGGGCGAGGAAATCCAGAACGTCCTGTGACACCATCTGGAAATCAGGCAGCGTGTCGTGCGCCGCCGCGTTGAGAATGGGAGGGATTTCCACTGAGAGCATCGCCTGTAGATCGCGCAGCAACTCCGCTGAATCGAACACGATCTTGTTGGCATCGGGATGATCTTGCGGTTCGTCCTGCCCCATCAGTGCGCGGTGCGAGATCATGTAGCGATGGAGCTTCCGCAGCGTTTCGTGCTTGGCGAATTTGAGAACCCTGACCAACTCGCGCTTGAAGCGTTTGGACAGTTTGCGCCGCGTGCGCTCGTAGGGTGGCAGCGCGGCAATGCGCGCAGCCATGCAGAGAATGACGCGACCCTGGGCAATGTTCATATCGAAGGGGTGTCCTCCGTTCGCATTGGAATCCGGTTCGCGCTTCCCCACGCGCCGAACTGATCCGATGTGGGCGGCACTTCGGCCTGGGTAATGGTGGAAATGTCCTTGGCGATGTCGCGTAGATGCGCGAGTGCGTTGTCGCGTTCTTCGCGCCGGATCTCAGTGAGCAAAGTTCCGGTAGGCTCCTGAGCCAGATACGTTGCGCGAGCAATCGCAATCGCGTCATCTACGACTTCCGGTGGAATCGAGGGAGCGACTTCCAACGGGTTGCCGCCAGCCGCGACGTAACCACGGCAGTAGTTACAGGCCGACAGCACACAGCTATCCAAGTCCTGCAAAGGCGCAACGCCTTCCATAATCGACTTCTCGGTATCGAGCAGCCTGATGTCGTCCCCTGAGATCGTTTTCCAGTTAGCCATTTTTCTTGAACACTCCCATATCCCAGCCGCCTTCGGCTTTGTTTGCGCTCAGGATCTCGCCCAGCCCCCAGTCTTTGCGCTTTCCGCTTAAAAGGCCGAGATCGTAGCAAGCACCCCAGACATCAATGCCATCCTTGCAATGCGGCTGCGCGTGGCCGCGCTGCTCTGGGCTGATGTCATGAAACATCATGATGCTCTGGTCAACCATCCACGCTTCCAGCGCGAGGAAATCCAGCGTGGCGCAGGGCTTACCGTGGCAACCGTCGATCAGTGCAAAGTGAATCGGTTCCTGCCAGTGTTCGGTAAGGAAGGACTGCGAATCCTGAAAGTAAATCGTGACTTCGTTCCACGGTGGATGAACGATGGAGCAGTTGGGCGTGATGAAATTCAGTTTCAGTTCTCGACGAAGTGCGATGGCTTCGGTACGCTCTCGGCTGAATGAGTAACCGTTGGGTAATTCGATACCGATTGCTCGCCATCGCTTTGCGGCAGATTGAAATACTTCTGCTATTGCGGTTAAGGTCGTTCCTTCTCCGACTCCTATCTCGACATACGTGACTTCATCGAAACGCGTGGCAATGTCCCTTGCGTAAGAGAGAACCCGATCTTCCAAACCGTTCATGGCGATTCCCAGTGTCATGCTGCTGCGTACTGCGCTTGAGGGTTAAGGATCGAGAGCGCGTAGGTGGCTACGTCTTCGGGGAAAGTGCGATACAGTTCCAGGCAACCCGTTTCACATGAAGCGCGGAAACCGTTCTCTGGCAGACAATGGCAACCCGCGCATGGCAATGCTTTTTTTCGGTAGGTGGTCACTTCGGGAACGTGAGCGTAGATCCGTTCCGTGGCCGATCCGCAAAGTGCAATCGTCGGTGTCCCGATTGTGCCAGCCAGATGCGCCGGACCACTGTCGTTGCCTATGACCAGCCGCGCTGATTGGATGGCAGCACTGATCCAGTCCCAACTCTTGCCCACGATGCAGTGGAAGGGCATGAAGAAAGCGTTGTCACGTTGCTCCGTGCAGACCTTCACGCTGTAGCCAGCGTTGCGAAGCAGCAGCCCAAGCTCGACGAAATAAGAAGAAGGCCAGGTGCGAACACGCGAGAAACATTGCGGGAAGATGATGACATCCGCGCTGTCCCTGTGACCCATCTCCCGATCCATCGGTTTCATTTCCAGCCGTGGCCGCTTTGGTGTCGCGCTGATGCCCAGCTTGTGAGTGATCCACTGGACGTAGGAGTAGGGCAGTTTCAATCTGACCGCTGTCTCGTAACCCTCCTGCGTAAGCACCGCACCTGTGGGGTCATCGGTTACAGGCATCTGGAACATCTTGAGCATGTCCGCTCGCCAGCCCGTAGCGTACAACTCCACTGCTTCGCCAGCCTGGATCATTCCTTCACCAACCCATGCAAAGCACACGATGTCACCGACACCGTTGAACCATCCGTTGAAGGTATCAATTTTCATTCGCTCGCTACACGCGCTTCCCCTTTTAGATATGGCAAGAGGATGGAGAAGCGCGTGAGAGTGAACAAACTTCGGTTTTTACCTTGCGGAACCTGTTCCCGCTGCGGCTTTAATCAGTTGTCCTGCGGCAGTCTGCCCAGGTGCGCTGCCCCACATGAGCGCGATCCGGCTTGTGGCCGTGCCGAGCGTGTGGTTGACGTACTGGACCTGCATGACCGTGATCCCGATGTCGGGGTCAGTGACCATCTGGACGTTGCCGAATGAAGCACCTGGCAAAACAGATGTGTAGTCATTCGGTGTCCGAGTGGCAAGGCACAGGGCGGATTTGCTGCCAGCGAACCCAATGAGGTTCGCGTTGTTACTCGGCAGGTTGGGAGCCGAGTAAAGCTGGAACGAATCCACTGTGATTCCCAGCGTGGTGTCCTCCTGAGTGCCTTCGGTGATGATGGAGGGTTGCGGCACATTCGTCCCGAACTGGACCATCGTGGCGTCTTTCTTGACGCTTCCAAACGCGTTCGGCCACAGGAGCATTGTGCGCCTCCCAAGGCCCAACGGAACGCCGCGCAGTTCCAGCGCAGTGCCGATGTCCACTACAGCATTGCGGGTGAACGCAGCCGAAGTCGAGAGCGTGTTATTGGTGTAGTTGGCATCGGTCAGGTTCGCGTAAAGCGAATCGACCATTGCCTTTGCCAGCGCGTAGGCACTTGCCTCGGCGAACTCCTCAAAGAGTTTCCGCATCGTTGTGGCGAGCAGGTTCTCGTTGAAGGTGATCGGCACGCCCTTGTGGTTGTTGATGACCACAGGCACATCGGTTGTCGCAGCCACTACATCTGCCCAGCCCGTCGCTGTCGAATATGTAACGACGCTTGGAATCGTCACAATCCTTGTCATGATCGTCTGGTTGTAGGTTGCGGGTTGATCCGAGAAGTCCGTCGTGAAACGGACTAGGGCTGGGAACTTAAACTTGAGCAGTTCCAGTGTTCGGAGCGTGACCAACGTGCCAGCGATTGTGCCAAGGTTGGCGTCGGTAACATCCGCTGCCATGATCGCATCCTGGAACATTTCCAGGCGACTGTTTACCAGTCGAGTGCGAACGTCCTTGTTCTTGTCGGTTTCGCTGAACGCACTGGCGTAAACCGCGCCGACATCCAGGCCGATCTTGGCTTTCTCCTCGCGGGTTGTGGCTCGCGCTCCGTTCTGTAGCAACGTCGCCATCTTTGCGAAGACCGCGCCTGGATCTTCGCTGGTGATGCTGACGGAACTTCCGCCGCCACCAGGAGTGTTTGCTGGGACGAAACGCTCCCTCAACGACGCACCTGGGCCTCCGAAGGCGTCGATGATGTTGATGAAGGACGGATCGACTGTCGCCTTGGCAACCAACTCAGCGCGAAGCTGAAGGTTCTTCGGCGCGATTGCCTGACGTTTCACAGCGCGATCCACTGCTGACTCAGCGTTGGACTTGTTGCGCCGCTCGATTTCCTTGGCCTGAATAGCGGACTGCGCTTTCAGTTTTTCGTTTTCGATCTCAAGATCAGTAGCGCGAGCTTGTGCGCGGTACTTCTCAAGCTGTTCCTTGGCACTGTCGTCGTCAGTGTTCTTGGCGACTATCGCCTCCAACTCTGCGATCTTTGCTTTTTGCTCCTCATTTTTCGCCTGGAGCGCAGCGATTTCTTCCGGTGTCATTTTTGACTTCTCCTTTGTTGTTGTTTCGCTGGATGCTCCAGCGGCGACGGGTGATCCGTCATTTTTTGCCCACATGGGCAAATTGTTAAAAGCTGGGTCATTGACGAGGCCTCCCATGTTGACCCGCGCCCCGTCATAGCAGACGACCTTCGCTGGATCTTTGCGCTTGTCGTCCACATGGAACACTGGTGAGAACGCGCGGTAGTCTTTTCCTTCCACCGCTTTCTTCCCGCTCGCGCTCCACTCGCCTTTGGCGACTACACCTTCTGTTGGTCGCCAGATGAAACTGTCGGGCCAAAAGGATGCCGCCCCGTCCTCATGGTTAAAATCAAAGTAAACTTTCTTTCCGGTGCGAGCGGTGATGGCGGCGCGCTGCTGCTCAATCGCACCAGCAGTGTTGGCGTCGATGAACACTTTGATCGGGCGACCAATGCCACCGGAAACGGGCGTGATCTCATGAACGCCAGCCGGAAGAAAGACGATCTCGTTCTTGTCCATCGCAGCGATGGCAACTGCGGCACGACATTCCACTGCTCCATTATCGTCATCGCCATCCTTGCATGTAAGTGGTGTTTTCATGGTGGTGTTAAACGCAGACTTTCAGCCTGTGGTATTCCAGGCGGGTTAGCTCGGCAGTTTCCGTGCTGTTCATTTGGAAGGTGTACAGGTTGGGATCTTCCAGGCGTTCTGCGGCCTGATCGTGTTGCCCAAAACTCGGAGAGGACTCACCCTCTGTTGGCATCTTGCTCTGAGGGGTGTTTTCAAACTTCGCCTGGTCCTCGTTGCCGCTCGATTTGGTGATGTGTTTAGTCATGGGGTTAGGAGTGGAGTTTCAGCCGTTCGTACTCCTCTGGACTGAGCGGCACATCGCCCACGGTGCTGCTCATGGTGTAGTTGTAGGTGGACTTGCCTTCCTTTTCTTCGGGCGGTGTTGGAGTGTCTTCGCTTTTCGCCTGTTCGTTTTCAGGTGGCGGATGCAGTAACAGGTCGGAAGCTTCCAGTGCGGCGATGATCTCGGCCTTGCGAGCGTCATATAGGATTTCGATGCCGCGTTTTTCTGCCAGGTCTTTCAACTCAGGCACAGTTAGTTCTTCGTAGTTAGTTGGGGTCATGATGGTTCCTTTGTTGTTGCAATGATCTCACTGGCGAGAGCGAGGACTGCTTTGGTAAATGTGGCTTCGTCTTCGATCTGCGAAATTTCTTCCAGCTTGCTCTCCACTGGAGTCTGACCTGGCTTTTTCTTCGGAGCGTTGGGGTCAGGCTTTTTGTCAATCGGGCTAGTGCCTTTCGGTCCTGCTGGGGCTGGCTTGCCATCGGGTCCAACCGAAGTGGGCGGCAGTTGCTTCTCGGTCACTTCCTCGTCCCCAGTGGGTTCGGGGATCGCGTACTTCTGCCGCATGTGACTGAAGGGAATCGGGATTCCCATGTTGGCGAGAACCTGATCGCGCTGCGCGTCCTGGTAAGTGCCAATCGTTTCCTGGAGGAATCGGCAGGAAGGAGCTTCCTTCTTGTCGCCATAGTTGAACATCAGGATCGCGGGGATGAATTGTCGGTTGATGATGTTGGCGATGTAATCACAGGCGGCATCCAGCCGATCCTGTTTCAGTTGCGCTTCCACCGTTCCAAAGGCCTGACCGCCGCGCCCACTGGCGATTGTCTGACCCGTCATGGTCTGTCCCAGGAGGAGTGTTCGCGCATAGGAGTCTGCGCGGTCCAGGAGATCGCCCTGTGGAGTGTGGCCACTGTGCGCCATCGTGGACTCCTTCAGTTCCATCGTGGTCCCTTCAGGGAACGCCGCCCAACCCGCGC